ATCCGCCTGATTTGGTTGCACTGAAAACCAGCTCCATCCCAACCTCAAAATTCACAACATCATTGGAATTTTTAAGAACCAGGCTGGTGCTTGTTACAGATGCGTTGCACTGTCCAATTGCTCCAGATCCATCACGGTAAAGCGCGGTAGCGACACTGTCACCAACGGAGCGCAAGACGCCGTCAATTTCTGTGGTCATCGCATTGAGGAAACTGAACCGATCTCCTTCTGATGCAGCTACGGCCTCGCCTGAAATTGTGGCTACTCCGTACCGGGTCTTCCTGGTCATCAGGAATTCACCGATCTTAGACGCAGATGCGTTGGATTGTGCAGTTGAAAAGGTTGCAGAAACGCCTTGTGGGCGTGTGAAATACACAGGCACTGGGGCATTTTTACCTCTAAAAGACTCATCCTTTGGAATCAATTCCATTAAAGGATGCGAGTCATACACTACTTTGCGGACCTCATCGGGCCGATAGTATTGTTTTAGAGCATTATCCCAGGCTGAAACAGTTGTGGCTGTTGCCATTGGAAACTCCTATAGAACATGATTAGCCTCTCGCGCTGCTATCAAAAATAGCCAGGGCCTCCTCCAGCCGTTCACGCTTAGTGCGTGGTCCAGCCTTTGGTGCCGGTTGAGAAGCGGAAACTTTATTTCTTAAAGTTCTCGTTCTTGTCCTTTGAGAATCTGATGGCGTGTCCTTAGTTTTGCCAGCATCAGTCTGGCCAAGCAGCTTCTTAATCTTGCTGGCAGAAACCAGCTGTTTTGTCTGCTGCTCATAGAAATCTTCAACATCTTGTAAGATTTCATGCTCCGGCTTCACGGTGCCGGATTCCGTAGCTACGATTTTCTGCATTTCTAAAATCGTAGGCCAGGCGTTGTCCCATTGTGCGCGTACCAGCTCAAAGCGGTCATCGGTGTCTACGATGTTTTTGAGTTTGCCCACATAGGAATCAATCTCTTTTTGTTTCTCCATCTGTTCCAGCTTTGCCAGGCGCTGCTCGATTTCTGGAGTTACATTATTCTTTTTGACAATCTTGTTTTGTGGCCTGCCGTCTTGCAGCACTTGCTTGGTGGCGTCTGAATAATTCCATCCAAGTTTGTTCATCGCGCCCAGCATATCGCCGGAATCTGCTGCCTCTTTTGCCTGCTGAAAGACCTTCAGCTCATCTTTTAACTGCGTCAGCTGCTGCCGCTCGGACTGCAGTTTTCTTTCTTTTGCAGCCACCTTTGAAAACGCTCGACTGACTCGCGGCTGCTCTGTTTCTGGTTCTGGTTCAACGGCATCATCCGCTGCAATCTCAGGATCTGCTGCTTGCGCTTCAGGCTCATCCGCATCCACAACTGATTCATCCACTGTTTCAGTTTCATCAACCTCCAGTTTTCCCTTGCTCGCTAACCAGTCCGTCATGTCCTGGTTCAGCTGCTCGGTTTCAGTTTCTGCTGCTTCTACTTCTTGAACTTCTGTTTCACTCATACTGGCAATCCTTCAGGCAATCCTTCTATTGGTTCCGGCACCGCAGGCCCTGCTCCCACATTTGGCAGTAGAGGAGTGCTGCCGTCAGCCGGTGGCGCCGGAGATTCCGTTCCCGTTTGCGCCGGTGTTTCTACTGTTTCAGCTTGCGCTCCCGGTAGCGGCTGCTGGGCCGCCGCCATCAAGGCATCGCATTCATCTATAAATTGCAACATCAAAGTCAATTTTCCTAATTCCAGCTCGTCCTGCTGTGCTTCCAGGTACGCAATCGTCATGCGTTCCTTGGCAAATGCCAGATCCATCAGCGGCTCCGGGGCATGGTATATGTTGCTGTCTATGATCTCGGAAATCCTCCACTCAACATCACGCTCCAGGGCGTCATACATACTGGTGACTGATTGCAGATCAGGAAAATCTAAAAGCCGCACAATATGCTCTCGGCTTCTGATCACGCCGGTCTGCATCAGCTCGGTCACTGCTGCAAGCCTGCCTGCTGGGGTGCTGGGCAGCAGGCTGACTGGATAGGCTTGCAGGACAAAATCATTCTGTGCCATGTCAATGTCTTTAAAATCCAGCTCTTCCAGGCTCATGGCCTTGATCCCTTTGACTGGGAAAGATCCAGATTCTTCAACAATCTCACGCGCCAGGTCCATGAACCATTCTGCTGCTTGCATAAATGCGTCTTCATATCGCTGGGCTACATTCATAAAACGCTCGGTTTCAATGTCGTGATATACTCGGAGCGCAGCACCTGATTCCAAACCAGCAGGCTTTTTACCAGATGCAGATAATTCAGACACGCCTGCAATCTCATAGGCACGTTGATACAGCCGGTCCATGTGTGCATAGACTTCCGGGTGCATGGCCTGCGGCGTGTAGGTGACCGGCGGTTGGCCTACATAGTTGATGATGCAGCCTGGTTGGTTTCTGATATGGGAGTCAACCACGCGAGATCCGGCCTGGACAAAAACCCACGGCACGGACAGCAAGTGCATCGATTGCTGGATGCGTAGCGCCAGCTTATTGATCTCAAACTGAATTGACTTCAGTTGCTCCGCCAGGCTCACCCCGGAAAAACCAAGCACCGAGTCACCCCAGCGCAGAAATACAAAAGGATATTTGTTATAAGTGTACTGCTCTGACATCAGCACCAGGTTATCCATGGTGATCGCGTGCATCCCGTCATCGGCCCCGGTAATTGATGGCAGATGCCAGCTTTCTGCTACTTCTACCATCTTGGCGTCATGACCCTCTTGGCCCATGTATGACGATTCATCGCCGTGCGCGTAGTATCGGATCTCTTGTTCTTTTTCTGGAAATTGCAAAACCAGCTGCTCCACCGGGATCTCTTTCACCTGGTGCAAACTTGGCGGCTGCTCCATGTAAAGACTGGCATTGATATCCCAGTACAGTTCATTAGGAAAGACGCGCTCCACAAAAATATCATTTCCATCACGCCCAACCTTCAGAGCAGCAACATCAAACACGCAGCTGTCCAGAAATATTTTAGGCATCAGATTAAACAACCCGGATTGGTGGAAGATCCCTTCCATGACATCGGTTAGACGCCTGGCACGTTGGCGGAGCTTGTAATCTCCGCGCCGTGTTAGGTACATCGGCTTGGGCTTGGCCTTGCCAATCCGGGAAACGAGCGTGTCCACTATGTTACCTATGACATTCAGACGCATACGGAAATCTTCACCAATTGGCATTCCCATGCGCTGGCTTGGGTCAAACCGATCCAGCCGGTTGTATTCCCGCTGCGTATACATCCGCAGCATATCCAGATTCATGGTCCTGCGTCCCATGTGATCATCCTGCATCTCATGAATGGTTTCCGAGAGCAGATTCCCGATTTCCTCCTCGTTATCCGTTTGCCACCAGTACATAGTCAGAATTGTTCAAATTGTTGTTTTAGTTCCTGCTCGGTTGGCTGCTGCTGCAGACGCGGCATCAGATCCGGCAGTTCCTGGTAAAATTTTACCTTGATGCCTTGCCCTTCAAACTCGGCAACGCGGTGCTGGGCCAGGTATGCCACCAGCTCCTCGACATCTTTCTTGTCAGGTTTATTGAGCATTGATTCTTTGTGCGTTTTGTTGTGCCTGGATCTGGTTGATTTGCTGCCGTTCTGATTCACGCTGAACGCCTGCAGCTATTGGTGGCAGCGCAACGTAATAAGGCAGGCCATCCTTGGCTGCTTTTTTCAGTTTATCAGTCAAGTTCATAGTCCATACTGTTGGCCCTTTTGCGTCTTGGTCCATTCTTTTTATGTAGTCTTCTGCTGCTAAACGCCCTTTTTTAACTTCTGATCCATATTGCTTGCCGAGCTTTTTGGCACGGTCTACCAGGATTTTGTCATAAAAGGCGCTCATACCCTCGCCGCCTACTTCCAATTCTTGACCAACTAATGAGCGCAAAGTACCCCCTTCTCTTGGTTGTGCTAACAATTTTTCAGTAGCTTCTTTGCCTATGATATCAGGCAATTCTTCCTCACTTACGCCTGTTCTTTCTATCACTGTTCTATTGCCATCATAGGCTTTTAAATCAGTGCCAGAATAATGTAATTCTGTAATGTGCTTGCTCAGATCATAACGCTTGGCCTGCTGCTTGCCGGTTGTCCAGGCAATCTGGTCAAAACCGTTGTCCGTTGCCCAGCGGACCATGCGCTTGAGTGCTAATGAAGTCCACTGATTGGTATCCATGACAAATGGTGCAGCTGGTACTTTTCCGCGTAAACTTGTTGATCCAAAACCTGGAAAATCTTCAGCTGGTGTTTCTCCCAATATATCT